TTACCGCCGTAACCGCTCCGGCTTCTTCCAGTGGTACGTAATTTTTGCTTTTTCCCTGTACGTCTGCACGCGGCGACGGTAGGCCAGCATTTCAAGAACGCGGATCCGTATGTTGCGCATATCCACATCATTAAGCTGGATACCATCACGGCGCATCACCTCAGCAACAACACGCGCATAATTTTCGGCTGTCACGCTGTCCGGCTGCGTGGCCTGTTCGTCAGTCTGCTGGCTGATTCCACCAGCACGGCGGATTAATCCCAGTATTTCGGCTTCTGTCATTGTGCCCCCATCGCTCTGATAGTCTGGTGTCGTCGGGTCCTTCCTGGAATTATGGCCCGTTACGGGGCGACGACCTCGCGCGTTTTCACTATTTATGAAAATTTTTCGGGATCCATGTCCGGTTTCTCTGCAAGTTAACCATATGAAAAATATAAAAACATGCTTTCCATGAACCGGACATGCGCAAAAAACAGACACTAAAACCGGACATCGAACCAGTTAACCGAAAGTGTGCACAAATCACATGCATTGCTGCGAGTGATTAACAAGTTATCGGCTTTACTGTTCTGTATCGGCTGATTGCTCCATGCTGGCACGGCGAACGCTTACGGCATGACGCCACCCAGCCAGAAAGCCAGCCATTTTATTTCGTGCCTTGCTCACATCTTCCGGTGAATAGCCGTAAATCTGCAAACCTTCATCAAATCGATGTTCTGTTTCTTCACTGGAGTACTCGTCACGCTCAGATGAAAGCAGCCTGGCAAACATAATTTTTTCCAGCGCACTGGTTTCTACGTGATATCTGATGGCCTCAAGACGGCTTTTACCTGAAGACCAAAGCAATGTATGCCCGATGTGATAACCGCCAGACTTTCCGCGATCCGCATTAAGATACGGCATCCCCTGTTTGGTCCATGCGCGAATAGTGGTTCTGTTAACCTTGAAATGTTCAGCTATTTCCTGCTGACTTACAAAACAAGCTTTATCAATCATAATGTTACCTTAACTGCATGGTTAAATATTAATCAAGTGGTGGTGGTGTCACCTTCACGGAAAAACGTCATAAATAGCGAAAACCCACGAGGTCGCCGCCCCGTAACGGGTCCATATGCCGGAAAGGACCCGTAAAAAAAGCCGGATTTCTCCGGCCTTATGTCAGATGGTTTTCAGTATGCGATCGACGTCGCCTTCATCGCCCTGGTTTCTGCCGTCGTATGCCATGCCGGGTGATACGGCTTTCGGGCTGTGCATGTCCATAAAGTTTTCAAAGGCTGCGGTAAGCTCCGGCGCAACCTTTGGGCGCTCCTGCTCTATGGTCATGTTCAGGATTTCACGAGCATTATCGACGCTAATACATGGCACGTTTGCCATTGCACGTAACAGCGGCTGATAGTCGTTATGTTCATGAAGCGCCATAATCGCATCAGCGCGCGGCTTGTCCTGCTCTTCCAGTTTGTTGAGTTGATATACGGCCTCGTAGGTTGATAAACCTCTGTCAGCCATTGCCCGCGCTTCTGCTTTAAATTTACTCGCCAGCGGTAGCGCCATGATGCTTTCATTCGTTGCCATCGTTTCCCCTGCTTATCGCGCCAGCGGCTGAACGGATACGCCAGAACCCGCAAAGGCGGCGCATTTTTTCGCGTCAGTGTCGGCGCTCTCAGGCCAGTTTACGGCGGCGATATTAAATATCCCCGTCTTGTAACACTGTGCTGATTTCTGCTTTGACGTGTCCACGGGGTACGAGGTCAGATAAACAGCCTTCCCAGATTCCTGACCATCCCACGGCTTAAACTCGCCATTGTCCGCCAGCATCAGCGGGGTAAATTCCTGAATAACGCCAGCATCAGCGGCAAAATGTACCAGCGTCGTGGATACCTGCTGACTGCCTGCAAATAACTCAATGTATGGAGTGTCCATAGAATCCCCCGTTAAGCAATTTTGACGGTAACAAATTTGCGAATATCTGCCGGAACCGGCTGCGGTGCGCTGTGCGTCTGCACGTACTCAATCGCCGGATCGCCGTCCTCAATCCAGTTTTTCGGGTAGTACATGTTTTGCGTTGCGCCTGTTCTTACCGCTTCCTGATCCATAATCGCACCATAGGCCACCAGCCCTTTGTTGTTGGTGTTGCCCAGGACCAGCAAATCAGGATCAAGGAAATATTTTTCTGTGCCGTCGCTGTCAGTGTATTTGCCGGAATAGACGATAAGGGCCAGATCACCAAGATAGCCTTTAAAGCTCACCACTTCGCCCAGGTTTTTACATGCCAGCTCTGCGGCGGATTCTGAACCACGGGAGAGATCGTACAGTTCACGGAATTTTTTAAAGCTGCGTAACATGCGCCATACATCAACGCCCATAATCATGACGTTTGCGGGGCAACCTGCCTGATCTGCGTATAGCTCAATGTCATAGATTGGGTCGTGTATGTCTTTGTCCTGCTCTGACCATTTTTTACCGTCGGCCTGCTCTATGATGTTTTTTTCCGGTATCTTCCAGTCGATTTCATAGCGCTCTATGCCTTCGCCCTCAATGATGTTTTTTCCGGTCGTTATCGCATTCACCGCCAGCCATTCCACGCGCGCTTTAATGGCGTTTATCTGGCGGCGCATGTTGCCAGTAATCAGGCGCATACGGCGGTAGGTAGGGTCGTTAAGCTGTGCCGGATCTTCTCCAGCCATGCGCATTATTGTTTTTAATGGATCGATTTCGTGTTTTGGCTTCATGTAGCCAGGGCGAATAATGCTGGTTTCGTACCCTTTATCGCGCTGAACCTGGCTACCAACCATAGGCGAACAAAACGCCGACATAGTGACTTCTTCAATATCCAGGTTATCTAACATGATGTCCTGTGTGTTGAATGTCGCCACGTTCGGGAAAAACAGCGTGGTAAACAGAGGGCTGAATTTAAAATCCGCAATATCCCCGCGATTCAGGTACATGAAAAGCTGGTTAGTGTTAAGTGCCGTTGCTTTGCCTGCCATTATTCACCCCCATAATTTTTATGCATCCCAAGCGCCGCAAGTAAATAAGAGCGTACAAGTGAACCTATCGACGGCTCCGGCGTCATCAGCGGATCCAGTCCAGCCGCCACGCCAGCCTCATAGTTTTTTTTGTGGCGCTGCTTGAGCACCTCCACGATTTCGGGGCTTATGTACACCGAAACACCGCCTTTTTTCTCTTCAGCCATAGTAAGAAATTCCTCTTCGACTTAAAAAATCATAACTGGATGTTCATCCAGCTCTGATTATAATCATGATTGCATTTTGTGCAATGATATTGAGTTGTGTTGCAAATTATGAAATGATGATCCCGATCATGTGTGTCAGTGCACCAAAAAGCCTCATATGCAAAAGCCCGATAAGCCACCTCTGACCTTATCGGGCTTTTTTATCTGCCTGCAAAGATGTCGAACGAAAATTAACCACAACCATCATCTTTTTTGCATCAAAACAATTAAAAACAATAAATTACGCTCATGATGATGATGACGATAAAATCACAAAAATGCGCTTTTTTCCGCGCCTCCCGCCCCGTGTTCAGGCCCACCCCGCCAGGAGGACCCGTAAAAAAGCCGGATTGCTCCAGCTTCTGTCACTCGTCGCTTAAAACGGTATGTTATCCCCGTACGGATCATCATTCCCCGCCTGTTGTTTTGCCCTGTTCAGCGCGTCAGTAGCCTGGCCCTGTTGACCTTTTTTGCCGCCCAGTCGCGCCGTTCGCGCACTGATTACACTGTCTGCGATAACCTGCCAGCCCTGCCGCGTTTCTCCGTTCTGCCCAGTCCACTGGCTGATCTGCATGTTACCCGCCACGCTCAGGAGTTCACCCTTGCGGTGCCTTTCCAGTGCTTCGGCCTGGCTGCACGGAAGGGGGGCCGCCATACGCGCCAGCGTCATCGGTGTGCCCTTGCTGGTCTGTTTTACCTGCGGGTCGTCCACCAGCCGCCCGTAAGCTGCTATCTGTGCTGTCATGATTCCACCTCTCCGGTTTTAACGTTGATGGTTGTCACCTGTTCCGCTTCGGCAATCTCCCGTTCTGTCAGCGTGGCAAAGTTTGCCGCTGCCGTGGTCATGAATGCGCTTACCAGTTCGGGATGTGCTTTTGCGTACCCTTCTCCCGCGTTGCGGTCGATGATTTTTATCGCCACCCTCAGCCAGTGTTCTGTCAAATCAAGGGCGTGAGATTGTGGTTTTTTTGCGTGCTTCGTTGTCACAGGCTTTACCTCACAGCAATAAAATAAAATTTTTGCATTTTAACCCTTCACCTGTTCACCTTTTGAGATTTTCCCTTTTTATTCATAATGTTAAGGGGTGAACAGTTTCACAAAAACTATTCACCAACTGTTCACCACTGTTCACCCTTAAAGCTCAATAAATAATCAAAAAGGTGAACAGTGAATAGTTTGGTGAACAGTTCACAAATAACTGTTCACCCTATAATGTACTGATATAAAAGATATTTATAACAGGGTGAACAGTGGTGAACAGTTATTCCATAAGTTTAATTTTTGCTGTCGTCATTTGTGACCGATGCACATGATGGCATCCAGTCTTCTGAATCCTCTGTCAGTGTCACATTTGAACGCAAACCGTGCTTCGTTTTCCGTTTTATATACTCCCTGCCATATTCCGCCATTGCCCCCGGCATATCTTTACCGAAGCGCGTCAGTGTTACAGGTTTACCGAATCCGTGTGCCCTCATATATGCCAGATAGGCGTGATAAAGATACCTGCGCGGACTGAACGGAATAATTTCGGCATTACCCACTAACAGACCATCACACATTACCGACGACATGAGATAGCCACAGAAGTCCACCAGCGAATCGCCCTCGCGTTTTATCACCAGAGCTTCTTCTGATTTCTGCTGCTCATACAGCAGGCGTTTAGCTTCGTCCTGGTCAGAAAAACGAGTAAGCAGATGGCGAATCACAACCGCCAGCTCTCCTTCTATTTTTTCTGCCAGCATGGGGTCGCGCTCGTTCTCCGGTACAACCTCCGAAAAATTGAATATCACCCGACGACGTGAGATCCCCCCGCTGCGGTCACTGAATGACATGGCGTTATTGTTCACCGCCAGCACGACCGCCTGAATGCGTGTTGAGTAGGGGGCTTTATGCTTCGGGTCGATTGCCACCTTGTCACCGCCTGTAATGGCCTTAATTCCTGCGCCATCACCAGCGTAGCGGGTCATATCCGGCATGATAATCAGCGAAAAGCCAACCACTAACGCGCGTTCCCTTGCATCTTCCAGCGCCTTCATGCTTGCCGATACTGTGTTGGCCTTACCCGCCAGCATGGTGCAAATCTCCGCCATCACGCTTTTACCACTTCCCCCTGGACCTGTTACCTCAATGAATAACTGCCAGTCGTACCGGTTCGCCAGCACCATGAATAATGCAGCCAGCACGCGATCCGTCTTGCGGTCATTCTCTGCCACCGAGCAGCGTAACCACTTCCAGAAATTCGGCGCATGTGTTGCCAGCGTTTCCCCCTCTGCTGGTGGGCTGAAAGGTAATTCACTGGCAATTAACAACCAGTCGTTTTTGTTATGCTCCCGAAAATTACCTGTTCTGGTATCAAATACCCCGTTACTGAATCCAATCAGGTTACGGGCTGTATTCCCCATTACAGGCAAACTTAACTTCATGGTATCGACCGCCGATTTAATGGCGTTCTGCGAATAGCTGATCTCCGCATCAATGAAAATCTGCGCCATAGCACGCTGTAACTCTTTATCCTGAATCGGCTCCCATACAACGCCGTTGTAATGGTGAACAGTGTCAGAGTCGGCATGAATCGCCAGTTCACCGCCATAATGTGCCAGGAGAACTTCGCCGCGCTGGCTTGCTCCCATCTGGTTAAGCGCCAGTGGTGCGGCGCTGTCTTCTGTTTTTTTCTTAACAGGAAGCTGAATCACCAGACCATCAGAAAGATTCTGGCGCTCACGGGCCAGATATTCGCGCCAGTTCTGCACCTCCTGGCCGTGCATACCCTCAGGATAAAAATTTGCATCCTGTACGCCTGCCGCCGCCAGCTTCTGACCAATCGCCTTTATCATTACTGGCGCAAGATATCCGGCCCTGAATATGCGCACGGATTTTCTGCCTTCCGGCACAATTTGCAGCTTATCCAGTTCGGATAACTGCTGCTCCCCAAGCCACACAGGAGGCTCATTATCTCCGGCCATACGCGCGTCATGTTCCTGCCATTGTTTTGCGTGTGACCAGGCATCACTACCCGCAAAAATAATGACTTCTGTTTCTTTGTGTTTTATGCCGCGTGACTGCTGTTTTACGTTCGGTGCCAGTTTCATTTTTTACCCCCTGCGACCAGCATTTCACGAATTTTGCGGATATGACTTGCTGCACGTTTCTGATTTACGGCTTTACGATGGCCCACCAGCGTGAAATCACGCCGGAACTGATAAACAGGCATCACGCAGTCATATTCGTAGCCATCACGGCGGTAAGTGATGCGCCGTTCTGCCACGCCTTTTATCGTTACCGTGCCGCCATAGTTATCCCGGAAAATATCGCCGGGGCGGATTTCAGGCCGAGCGGGGCCGCTGGCAGTAAAGCCAGAATTTTTATTTTTCATGGTTTTTATTCCGCGTTTATTTTTTTATCGTGAATTTCGATCGCTTTATTTAATTCGACGATTACCGTATCGAGTAATGAAATAAACGCACCAGCAAGATTAGACTCACGCTCATCTTCCGGCGCATCACTTAAACCATTAAGCCAGATAAGAAATATTTGCCTCAAACATTCACTGTTAGTCAGTGCGTTTTCTGCATGGCTCATTGATTTAAAATAACGGTCATCATGCATGGTGCGCCCCTTGAATATCTGCGGTAAGAATTTTGCCTGCCTCATTCAGCGCCATATCAGCACTAAGTTGCATAACAGCCAGTGAGTGAGGAACGAAAGCCCCGGCATATTCTGTTTCGCTGGTGGCGTGCTTATGCGCCTTGTCTGCGATAACAGAAATATCAATCAGCGCGTGCATCAGCGTTTTGATGGCTTCGGCGGCTGCGTCCGGACGGGTGTTATTGCACATGGCGTACCCCCTGACGAATACGGGCAGCGAATACCATCACGCAGCCATCAGGAGATTGCTGACGCGCTTCCTGTTCGCTGGTGGCCTCAATGGTAATCACGCGCGGTTGTGCCGTGCTCAGGGCGATAAAACGCCAGATGTATTTATTCAGGTTGTACGAGTCCCGCCCTTGCGGGTGTGTGGTATGATTTCTCATAGCTGCCTCGATACTTTCGCTATCGTTGGTGGTTAGAAGCCCGTTGGTGTTGGTAGCACCTGCGGGCTTTGTCTTTTCATCGATTACCTCAACAAAGGTGTCAGCCACTATACTAGTAACAGGTGTCAGCCACGTCAATAGTGTTTTTCCATTTTCTTGTGTGTATACTGTCAGCCACCTAATAACAAGGAAATCAGATATGGCAACGAAAGCAGTTAATGGAAAATCCAAAAAACTTGAGGCACGAGTCCCCCATGCAATAGCTGACGCTGTAGAAAATTTAAAGGAAGAAGGCGAAAGCACTGGGCAATTTATCGTTTCGGCACTTGAAGGCGAGATCAAACGCCGCCAGCGCCGCAAGGCCAAAGAGCAGGAGTAACCATCACCAGCGCCGTGGTGTAAGGTATTACGGCGCATTGCTATGCAGGACAACACAATGACCGATAAAGAATTGACCAAAACATTATCACCGGCACGGAAAAGACGGCGCAGAAAGATAGAGCATGAATCAGAAAGATTCGCGCCATGTGCTTTTGCCCTTGAGCAATTCCTTAAAGAGTACAGGGAAAAGCGCTCATTGCAGGTATGGCAACGAACTGAACCAGACTGATTGCATTGCCCACCAGCCTGATAGCGGCTATCATCCCCGTGCTTATGTTTGGGATCATATACACATAAGGCGCAGCGGGTTAATTGTTCAGAAAGGCGGCTCCATATCGGGGCCGCTTTTTTCGTGTTTGTCATATCTGTGATACCCGTTAAGCAGCCGTTCCGCGTGCTTCCTGTTCGCGTTCTTTCTGCCAGGCCAACACATCATCCTCATACCATCCGCGACGGCGTAAACCAACGCGAAAACCCTGCGGAAATTCTCCGGCGTTGATCATGCTTTGCAGCGTGCTGTCTGCCTTGATGTGGATAATTTTTTTTACTTCCTGGCGAAAGATAATTTTTCTGATTGCTTCCATCGTGATTTACCTTGTGAATCCGGTGTATTCCGGTGACAAATACGGTAAATCATCGGATATGGGTAAAAACAGTTCCCACCGTTTTTAAACGGTATACACCGTTTTTTATATTGATGATTTGAAATGGAATTATAAAAAAAGCGGCATTTCTGCCGCTTCCAGGATTGTTACCGCCATTTTTTGGGCCTGCCTCCGATCTTCATAGATGCCGGACGTACGACCTTATCAATACTTACCGCCAGATTTCTGGAAGCGCCACGGGATACCAGAAAATCTACTACCTGTTTTTTTGATGGGGCCGTCGTCCTGTCCTCCGGATCGTAGGTTGACCAAAATTCATGCTGAACCATCAGGGCCAGTTGCAGCCCGTCGCAATTGCATCTGATATTTTTTTGCATCTTAACGGTTTCATGTTTCACGGCCTTGTCGTTAAATTTGATGCAATTATACGACGGTTTTACATGGTTTTCGTAGTTTTTACTGGTTTTCTGTACAGCTACACGGCTCGGATACCCCTTTTACCACTGGCGAGGGTTACGCCCGTCGCCGCAGCCTCGACAAATTCGCCCCACCAGCGCATCAGCACGATGCGTTTTTCTATGTAGTTGCTCCGGTTGTATGCCCGTCTAACTTCGTTGGTGTCGACGTGGGCAAGTGCCGCCTCTATTACGTCCGGCTCGAATCCTTCCTCGTTCGCTGCTGTGCTGAATATGGCGCGTAATCCATGAGACACCAGCACGCCAGCGAATCCCATACGCCGCAATGCTGCGTTAGCTGTCTGGCTGTTCATCGGCTGCTGTGGGTCTTTCAGACTTGGGAAAACGTAATTGCGGTGGTGGCTGATTGGTTTCATGGCCTCCAGCACCGCCATAGCCTGACCGGAAAGCGGGATAACGTGATCCCTGCGCATCTTCATGCGTCCGGCAGGTATCGTCCATTGCTTCGCGTCCAGGTTGATTTCATCCCACCGCGTTGATGACGCTTCGGCGGGACGGGTTACGGTCAGTAACTGCCATTCAATCAGTAATCTGGTCTGCCGTTCTGTTGCCGATACTGATAAAGCCTGCATAAGCTCGGGCAGCTGTTCGGGGCGGATTGTTGGCATATGTTTTTTTACAGGTGAGGGAAACGCCTTACGCACATTCATAGCCGGATTGGCATCAATCAGCCCACTGTTGGCGGCGTAATCCATTACCTCATTAACGCGCTGTAAAACCCGTTTGAGTGTTTCCAGGTTGCCGCGCTCCTTGATGGGGGTAAGCACCTCAACGAACCTGCGAGCGGTCAGGGTGTCTATTGGGGTGTTGCCGATGAACGGGAATACATATTTATCCAGCGATCGCCAGATGTCTTTAATCGTGTTGGGGGCCAGATTCTGGCTGATTTTCACCTGGTACCATGCCGCCGCCACATTTTCGAACGTGTTCCCTTGTCTTCGGGCCTCTGCCTCTCGTTTTTTCTTCTCATGGCCCTGCGGGTCAGTTCCGGCACTGATTAACGCTCTGTACTCGCTACGGCGTTTTCTGGCATCAGCCAGGGAAACATCATCAAGCGATCCAAAACTCAGCAATATTCTTTTTTTGTCCGATGGCCGGTAGTAGGAAAATCGCCAGAGTTTTGATCCGGACGGTTTGACCAGGAGAAAAAGCCCTCCGCCGTCCTGTAGGGTGTATTCCTTTTCCGCTGGTCTGGCTGCTTTGATCTGCACCGTGGTTAATGGGGGTGTTTTTCTCGCCAT